TTTTCGTCGTCACCAAAAATCGGGGAGAACGAGCCCGTCAGATATGAAAGCTGGGTCGCGCACCTGGTTGACTTAGGTGAACGCGCAAGAATCGACGCGCGTAGCGGGCCCGGACGCTGGTCTAAAAGATGAGTTACAGTGACTCTGTTCCTATGACACCCGACCTCGCCTCAATAGCCCTAGCTTCGCTGAATTCGACTAAGCTTATCGATGCCTTAGAAGACTTAGGATATGACGATATTGACGTCTTACCTGTAGACGATGGCTTTGCGCTTACAATCGGCGGCGCTCAAATCGCTATAGGTATTGGAGAAGATGCTCTTGAAGCGTCTGAGAATCTACTCGATCGTGTCGCAGATCTTTTTTACCACGACACACCAGAGTCTTAGTCATTGTAATCGACGTCAGTATTGTTATACCGTCAGGTCACTTGTGTGATTGATCCACCTTTTTTGGTGTTGTTCACTTTTAAGTCTGGGTGGTCCGGACTTAATCTTAATACTCGTGGATTAAAGCTGAACCCATCCGAGAGTCACGACTTGGGTGGGTTTATTTTTGTTCGTTGATTTCAAACAGTTCATCAATGCGCTTTTTCATGCGTTTGATTTGACGCTCAGTATCTTCTCCATCAAAGTCGGCAGAGATCATCGAGGTTTTCTTTTCAATAGAACCAATCTTTAACTTGAGTGCGTCTACTTCGGCCTGCATCTTTGCGGTTGCTACCTTACAAGGTGGAGGCTGCTGACCCTCCATTCCTTGTGACTGAGCCTCCATCTTTAGCTTCTGCATTTCCTGTTCATGCTTTTGTTCTGCACGATCACGGTAGAAACTCCACGCTTTCGAACCACCTGCTACAGCCATACCTGCAAGAGCAATAGCGACCATTGGCGCGTAGTCGCCGCCCAACGCAGTAGCGGCATCTGCTGCGGCTGTAATGTCTTGAGATACACCAACCATGTCAGATAGCTGTGGGGGCTCAGCGCCTATGTCAAAGTTTGCGTTTTCGATAGGGTCAGTGTTTGAAGTTGGGGCTGGCGTTTCTTCTGGTGATGACATGTTTTTGTTTCCTTACTTGTCGCGATCTAAAATTCGGTCCAACTTAGACACAATGTCGTTGTGTACCTTTGTTCGAGTAATCAAAAAGTCTTTCGACTGGCTGTCTGCTGTGTCTCGGTACTCTTTAATGACCCGATCGTAACGCTCACGCATCTTTTCAGACCGAGACTCATACTCTTTTCGTATCTCATCCAGTTGCTCTTGAAAGCCTTCTACAAGCTTATCAAGACGCTTTTGCATAGCCATAAACTGGTACACCAGAAACGCTGCAAAAACGCCTAAATGACCCCCTGATAGCAGTGTGTCTACCAGGGCTTGCATTACAACTCCGGTTCGTCAATCAGGGTGTAGGTGAAAGAGTTACCCCACTTCTCCCTGGCCGCGTAACAAATAGACATAAACTCTTCGAAGTCTTTACTGTGACTGAATACTTGGCAACCAGCAGACCACTTATCTACCTGCGTCGACGCTGATCCCGCTTTGTGGATATTGATTCCATAATAGCCTTCAGTAATAGACTGTACGTCAAGGTCAACAACGTCGTCTTTATTGCTATCCCGGTAAGTCTTGACCGTACCGTTCCTCTGACAGAGCGCATCATACTTTCCTTGGTGCTTATCGATCTTCCAAACAGATCGATATTGGCCAGGTACAAGGATAGCAGTTCCTTCAACGCGAGTGGGGTTTTCGAGCCAGTAATTTCCAGGCTCAGTTGTACATTCCCATGTACGGGTAATCCAGCCCTGCTCATCTTTGAACACTACACAAATACGGTCATCAAAGCTGTTTGCTTTGTGATTACGACTTCGGATACCAATGATGTTCAGGTTGTACTCACCTGACTCAAATACAGTGTGACCAAGAGATTCGACATAATCTAAAAGAAATGGGCGCATATTATGGACTACATTCTGCGTTGGTAGCTTGGCAGATTTGGGCGATGTTGATCGCTTGTTTTTGTTGGTTGTCCAACATCTTTTGAACAATGTCTTCCATCTTTTCCAAGCGTTGCTCAATGCCCTTAATCTTGACATCAACAACCTCTTGTTTACCTGCTTTCGACTCAAGAACCTCGACACGACGATAAACTTCCTCAACATCAGAAGCAGCAGACTCAAGAGAAGCGAAACAAATGCCTGCAACAAACACTACAGTAAGTCCGGGTACAGCTAAATCTTTAATGTCCACAACAACTCCAGACTACTGCGGTTCAGTACAACTATAAGACCCAAGCAACTTATCCGTCAACTTGGATGGCTCACATCGTTGCTTGTCTGTTTCACCCGTTCTAATGCACAGCGCCCACATGCATTGCAAAGACATAGGATCACCGCCTACTTCTTTGATACAAGGCGGTGGCATATCTGTAAGTTTGTCCGCAATAGCAGAGTCCCTTTTTGCCTCTTCGACCGCTACCTCTTGAACTTTAGTGACCAACGCTTCGTTACCGCTATTCAGTTCTTGAATGGCTTCTGTTTGCGCCTCGATCGCCTTGACGCCCGCATCAGGCTTCAGGCCCCAGCCAGCGCCAAAACCCACCCCCAAAGATGCAAGAACAGCAATTGTAGTCAGCGTTATTGGTTCCATTTTCGTCATCCAAGTTCCAAAATCATTTCTTAGCAGGCTTCTTGGCCGCAGGCTTCTTGGCCGCAGGCTTCTTGGCCGCAGGCTTCTTGGCCGCAGGCTTCTTGGCCGCAGGCTTCTTGGCAGAAGATTTCAAAGCTTTGATTTCCAAATCTTTTTCTTTTATTTCATCTTCAAGCAATGAGATGGCTTCAAAAAGATATTCTACAGCTTGTCGCTTGTTTCCAAACTTAAGTTGCATTTCAATTTTAGCTTTCTTAATGTACTCTTGAATCATGTTTACCTCTTTTATGATGAAACTATAGAAACTTTAATATCTGCAGTTGGACTATCGTCACCAGACAACGCAGCAGTTGTAACGCACCAAAATGAAAGCCCTGCATCAAACTCCCAACCATTGCTAATTACATATGTTGTTACAACCCCAAGTGGGGCATACAGAGTAATTGTTGGAATTGTAGAAGAGCCTCCACCGCCAGTAATATTTGCTGCGTTCGCAATTTTAACATAACAAGCCGGCTCGCTCGTAGTCGGCGCTCCAGCCGTAGCGTCAATCTCAATCACGTATACTTTACCGGCAGACGCAGCAGTAACGTTTTCAGCTTCATTTGTATCCGCTTTGACATCAACTACAAGCTTGCTTGCAAGATCACTCAGGCTTGATGTTAAATTAGCCATTTAAACACTCGTCACAATTGTTACGGCAATTTTTTCATTACCAGAAACGCTGGGTGCAGTGTTATCAGCCGGTGTTCCGTTTTCAGTGGCACAAACCGTAAGTGCATCATACGAAACTCCACCAGGAATTTCATACGTGTATGTTGACGATGCCGGACAGGAAAACACCCAGTCCGGCGCGGTAGAGCCTACGCTGGCTGCGTAAATATTAAACAGCTTCACATAAACAGCAGCATTATTGCTGTTGGCAATTTTAACCGAATGAAGCTTGCCAGGACCATCAGTGACATTGTTCTGTGCCGCATTAGTCATGTTTGCATCATGCAGAACCTTGTAGGATACAGCACGGTCAAATTTGGTAGAAGTTATCGCCATTTAATTGTTTATCTCAGTCGCCAGTTGTGGCTACGGATTTCTTTTCGGCCGCGTCTACATAGCCTTGGCCAAGAATGTATGAAACGCAGACTCCAGCAGTCAGCTTAAGCGCTTCGCCAAGTGCAATGTCTTCACCCAAGAATGCAAGCACTGGTGGAATCAACGCTCCAAGGAACGCGGCCCAAAACTTACGTGATGAGAGTTTAGTTTTCAAAGTTTCCATGATGTCTCCTTACAGTGGTAGATATATATCGGGCGCCACTTCTAAGGCGTCCCTGCTGTTTACGTTCTGCTCTCCATCCGACCAACTATCCCCGCCGTTGGTGCTGAAAAACGTGTCCCCTGAGAAGGTACAAGCGACCCAGGTAGACCCGTCTGTCGCGACTCCGGTGAGGTTGCCGTGGGAGGTGCTGCTGAAGTCTACGCCGTTTTCATCCATCGTGATGGTCTTGCCGCTCACATCAAATGTCCATTTCAGCAATTGACCGACAACGACACAACGCCCGCCCGCAGCGGCTATGTGAGGCTGATTATCGAAAGCGTAGGCACTACTGTTTAGCTCTATCTCATCAGACCAATCTGTCAGATCCGATGTTGACGCTGAGTAGAGGGTTGCTGTGCTCGCGTCTACTCCAGCAACAAGCGTATTGTTCGTGTACGCAAGCGCTCTGATGTCACCAGGATCTGCGTCACTGGAATTGAGCAAGGTGTGAAGTAGCGACCAGGACGCAGCGTTGTCAGTGCTCTGGTAGATTCTGTTTTCTTGGGCAATCCACCACGTCCCCGTGCCATTGCTGGTCACTGCGTAGATGTTGGCGGTAGTTATACCAGTCACGCCAGACAGGTCGACCGCGTCCCAGCTTGAACCGTTCGCCGACTTGATGATCTTTTTCGCTCCCATCTTCCCTACGCCTACCCATACATCGTTTCCCCACAACAAGGCGAAACGACGACCGGGTATCGTGTTACCGTCCGCAAGGACGTTTTGACCGGTCCAAGGGGTAGCTGTAGGGTCTGACGTATACGCGATTTCCTTGGAGTCGGTCGCGTAGCTTGCAACCCACATAGGGTTCCCTGATCCGTCCTTGCCGTATGCGATATTAATATGGTCATTGCCTGCGCTTGGAAGCGGAGCGCTTCCGCCCGCGAATGCGTCTGCAATGTCCGTCCAGTTATTTCCTGCCAGCATGTCTGTATTGCTGATGTAGGATACCCGCCTGTCATCGTGGACCATTACCCAGCGTGTCGCACCAGAAGAAGGCGTTGTACACCCATCAATCTTCTCAATTGCTGCTTTAGCAATACCGTTAATCTTTACGATATCCGCAACCGCGACATCATTAAATTTAGCGTAATCAGCCATTATAGTTCAATATAATCGTTGCTGGGGTTAAAGTAGATGACATTAGCGGTAGCACAAGCCCAACCGACCACGCGAACAAAATCATTGGATGCCGAGGGTCGAGTAACCGTCATGTTACCTGCAGTTACCGTGTCGACATAAATTGGAATACCTTCGTTGAATGTTCCTGTTAGTGCGCTGGCGTTGTCGATAAACCCGCGTATCAGCATCCCGTGAGTAGCTGCATCGTTTGCACCACCAGTACCGTCACCACCGCATGCAACAGCAATTAGTGCTGCGGTGGTGGCTTCGTCGTCAGCGTCAGTAAGAACCCAGGCTCCTGATGTATTGAGGCAGTACAGCTTACCTTTGACAGTCTGGCCGGTACCAAAAAACACTTTCTCGCCAACCGATTCGTCATTAACAAGAACATCGACACCACCATAATTCAGCGTGGCTCCGATTGAATCAAACACCGCAACGGGGGTTGCCGTATGTGCGCTTGAGCCGCTTCCTGCTGGTATGCCTGAAGTGATCTCGACTTTTCCAGGCGTCCCCGTTCCGGTACCAAGACCACCACCAATCGTAAGGGTCTTTCCGTCTGTGTTTGTGCCTGACTCTGTAACTGCGATAAGGGTCGTGTTGTTTGAGTCTGCAGCAGCGCCGAGCGTAATGTCACCGCCAGTAACAATTACGTCGCCTGCAAACGTGGCCAGTTGGGTTTCATCAATCGTCAACGCAGTGACTAATCCGCTGTCGTTGTTGGTCGAAAAGATCAATTGACCCTTATCATCATCACCGCTGCCGACGTGACTCGCTTCAACTTGGGCTAAGAAGTTTTGTTCGTGATCCGCGAATACGATACGAGACTCAGCTTCACCGGGACCGTGTTCATTTATCGTGTTCTGGATCACCATATAGGCTGGACCGCCAGCAACATGTAGTGACGTAGCCGGGGCGGCTGTACCAATACCAACGTATCCATTGGTGTGTACACGCATACGCTCTGCGGCGGCATCTGTACCACTGACCTTGGTCTTGAACTGGATGCTCGATGTGCCTGTGCCGTCACCGTCACCAGAGGCAAGAATTAAATCACCGCCATTTAGGTTGTTTGCACCTGTGGTCGTCGAGCCGGCTGAAATGGTCAGGGACTTACCAACAGTAGTTCCTGTGTTGGTTACTGTGCTGATCGTCGTTGCTGTTGTATTTCCGGCAGTGCCCAATGTTGCATCGCCACCAGAAACAATGATGTCCGTTCCAACGGTTACACCAGCATTAAACAAAGCCGCTCCAGCGTCTGACATATCAAGCGTCAAAGCCGTGATGTCGGCAGTGTCATCCGTGCCCTTGAAAATAATATCAGCATCGCCCGCTTGCGCATCAAGCGTAATGTTGCCCGAAGAGGTTGCAATAGTAACTGCAGCGTCACCGGTCGTAATGTCGTCTGCAGCACTTGATCCAGTAGCAACAGCATCAGCAACCCATTTAGCGCCATCATACTTTAGGAAATGACCTGTAGATGGTGAGTCCTGACCAATCTTCGTAACGTGGCCAGAACCATCAAAAGTAATCGCAGCAGTGCCACCAGCCTCTTTGAGTGATCCACCATCGTCGAGAATGATGTCACCAGTGACTTGAACATCGCCAGCCGCCGTTACTTTTTGGGCCTCGTCAATCGTGACCGCAGCAGTCAACGACGAGCCGGTATGTGTAGACAAGATCATCTTGCCTTTAGTGTCATCCGATACGCCACTGTGACTTACTTCAATCTGCCCAAGAGACGCATTTGCGTGATCTTCAAAGATCAGCTTTGACTCACAACCACCATCCGAGTTTTCAGATGTTGAGTTTTGAATCGTTACATACGGGGCCGTTCCCTTGAGTTGCAGTTGCGTACCAGGGGCGGTGTCACCTATACCAACACGATTGTTCGTTTCATCGATGGAAAGTGTACCGCTATCGACCTCAAGGTCGGTGACGACAAGCGCTCCACCGCCACCTGAAAACTTAGAATTGAAGCTTGGCATGAGGCCCCCTTATGTCTTGTCGTGCCATTGAAGCCGTGCTTTATCAACAACACAGGCCTCACCTGGCTTGATCCATAGATAACACTTGCCTGTAGTTGTTTGGCCTGATGGGGCAGTAATAAACAACTTGTCCAGTGAGATTACGGTATGAACCGTACCTGAAGTGCCACCTTCAGTAACCGATATGCTTTCTGCTTTGGAAGTCAACGGATCATCACCGGCTGAGTCCCAAGTCAAATACACGTCGAACGTTTTTGTGGCATCAGCCCAAGATGTAAAAACAATTTCTAACTGAGAAAACGAACATGAACCCGGCAACGCCTTAGAACGGGCGTCACTTGGGGTTCCTGTTGTCTGCTCGGCAAGTAACGTTGAAGTAAACGCACTTGTCGAACTGATAGATGTTTTTGCTGTATTTGTGACGAAACCTGAAGCCATCATGACCTCCAGATAGCTAGAGGTTCAATATCAAGTAGATGGGTTGACGATGTCTACGATGAAGCCCTGTGAGGCGCATGCATTGGCGTTACCATTGCTCCACTTGCCAGTCACAGTCAAGTAGTTCAAGACGGTTGTGTCTACCGCAAAGGAAGCCTTAAAGTAACTGACCCCAGCCAACACG